AATCGCCGTATGAAATGTATTTGCGTGCTTCCTGCTGCTTTTCTTCGTGTTCGTCTCCGTAAAACTCCGCGACGTGATCTGTCGCCCAGCTTTCGTGTTCCCCGAATTCTACCGGGTGAAAAGTCCCGTTCGGCTCCAGCCATCCGTAATCGTCGTCAGATTCTGACTTCATGCGCTTTATGAAAGAATCAAGAAGGGTGCTTCCGGCGCTTTCTCTTTCTTCTTCCATGTTGACGAATAGCTTTTCGCCCGTTTCTTCCATGTACTGCTTCTGGGCTTCTCTCCTGTCCCAGCTTGACATGTAACCGCTTGCAACAAACCCCAGCTTTTCTTCTACTTGGTGCAGTTCCTTTTCTGCCTGTTCCGCTTTTTCGTGCAGCTTTTCAAGTGTTCTTGCAATGTTCCATTGTTCGTCCCTCTGATCAAGATAGCGGAATCTGTAATCGTCGCCCGGATATGTTCCCGTTACCTCTGCGCGCCCGTCCAAAATCGCAAAAGCAAGTCCTTTTCTTTCGTTGTCCGTGATCTCGTCGGATTCAAGGCAGCTTTCCAAAAGATTCATTGCATATTCCATCTTCCCTTCATAGTGGCACTTCTCCCGCGCCAGCCGTGTGATGAAATCACCGTTTATGCTGAATGTCATTGTTCTTTCTTCCATGTGTCTTCGCTCCCTTCGTCGGTGTGTGCGTTTCTCTCTGCTATGGTCAAGTACTTGTCGTCGATCAGCTGATCTATGTCGATCAGATTCTGTCTGAACTGTTCTTCCTTTATATGTCGCCAGATCGTGTTCCTGCTGCCTATGTACATCAGCGATTGAAAAACATCTGCCAGCGTGTATTTTTCAAAAGGTCTGCTGCCGTCCTTTGCTATGTACTGCTGATAATACGGCAACAACTCCCGCAGGGCGGCTTCTTCTTTCTCTGTCAAGTCATATTTGACCGTGTACTGTGTCATGTCGTGTCTCCTTTCTTCGGTGTGTGGTTATTTTCTCTTTATTTTCTTTATTTTTTTATTTGTTTCTGATATAATATGTTTGTCGCCTTACGAAAGGATGTGATCGCGTATGGTAATAGACAATATTGTATTTTCGGAAGAAATGAGCGCCGCAGCCTTGACGGTTGCTATGCTCCCTTATCTTTCCTTTGAATATGAAAAAGCCTACAATACCGCCGATCTGCTGGAAATCGCTGTCAGAATATACAATGATATTCTTGATCGCTTTTCCGGCGTGAATTCTCAAAAATAGCCGCAAACTATTTTTTGATCCACAAACCGACGAAGTATACAACCGACGAAAATACACATCCCGACGAAACTTTGCTGCTTATGCAGCACCACTAAATACAGGCGACATTCTATGGCAAGCGTTGTGTGTCCAGCACAGCGCTTGTTTTTATGTAAGTTCTACGAAGTAGTTGTCTTCTGTCTCTCTTCCTAAATCCTTGAAAAATGCGTAGCGGTTGTCGTTGTATTCTTCCAGAATCCCGTAAAATTCGATCTTTGCTCTGAATGCTCCGCGCTGCTGCACTGCTTCGTCGATATTTTCCAGCGTTGTGATTGTTCCCCATACGCTGCCGCACGTCACATCATTTATACAATCAAGGCTGTATCTTCCTTTACTCTGCAACATTTTTTCATTCTCCCTTCGTCGGTGTGTAGTCTTTCATTTCCACTGGTTCTTTGCTTGCATCTTCCCCGGTTGCGTAGTTCTTGTCGGACGGGAAAGTGGTATATTGTCCCGTGTATATGCCGTACATCCCGGAACCGCCCGAACTAAATCTGAACCACGCCGGGCGCTTGCACAGTACGCGTTTTATTCCTATGCGTGCCAGTCCTTTTTCAGTGGTTGCCTGTGTCCATTTGACTGTACCGTCCGGCATTTCTACGCGAAGTTTGCTTGTTTTTCCATATCCTGTGAAGGATCTGCACTGACACCACTTTGCATTCACCAGCACGCCGTCAAGCGTTGCGTATTCTACAAACCAGTCAAAGCCGCCATTCTGAATCAGCTTGATCTTGTCCTTTGCAAGATCTCTTCCGCGTTCTTCCACTCTCATTGATACGAAACAATCTTCTTGATCTGTTTCGCCGTTGTTTATCCTGTCCCAGCGGCGTGACATTTGATTTTCGTATCTTTCGATCTCTGCTTCAAGTTCCCGGATCAACTCTTCCCCATACTTCATGTTTTCTTTCTCTCCTTCGTCGGTGTGTGATGTTTGTTTATACCAGCTGCGCTGCCTTGTCCTGCTCCCAGATTCCCGATTCTTCCGCAAGTCTTACAGGATCCGCGTTCACTGCGCTGCATATTTTGAAATACTCTGACGCTTCCAGCTTTCTATTTTCATTCAAGATCTGTCCTAAGACCTGTGGTGGAATCTTCGTGACGCTCGCAACATACGTCTGCTTGATTCCACGCTTTTTCATGTATGTTTTCAATGTACTTCCCAGCATTTTGTCTGTCTCCTTTCTCTGTTTCACGAATCAACGTATCGTTGATATTTGTAATATACACGACGTTTCATTGATTGTCAATACTTAAATCAATGTTTTGTTGATTTTTTTATTGAAAGTCACTGAAACGTATGGTAATATACAGATAAGGAAAGGCGGTAACACTTAAATGACAATTAACAATGAAAAGCTATTGAAGGAAAATATACAGAAAAATATTGCTTTTTATAGAAAGAAGCAGAAGAAAACACAGAAGGATCTCGCCGCAGCTATTGGTGTAACTGCTGCCGCGGTTTCAAGTTGGGAATGCGGAAACAATACCCCAGACGTCGATACGCTGTTTATGATATGCAAAGCACTTCATGTCGGTTTCTATGATATGTGTGGAATATCTGCTGATAACTCCCCGCTTACCGACGACGAAAATAATTTATTGAATACATACAAGATTCTGAATGACACAGGACGTCAAAAGCTGTTAGAACGTGCCGTAGAACTCCGGGATCTGGGCTATGTAAAAGGGGACGTAGAAAAAATGGCATAAAATACCAACAAAATGGAAAAATCATACATATTGATTTTCATGCATAGAAAGGAAGATGTGACTTGAAAAAATTTTTACTTTATTTTTTTGGTATCTGTTGTGTAATTTCAAGCGTTGTCGGTTTTATACAATATGGAATTCTAAATGGTGTCACTTGTTTGATCATAGGTGTTGTGCTTATCTCATTAGCCCGCCAGCCCAGTGATCCTGCTGCCGTAGATGCTCCCGAAAATGTGCAACCGCAATCACAGCCGCAGCGAACAAAAACCATCACTTTTGATGTTGCTGGTGTTACTTTCAGCAATGAAAGTGGGCGGCTTCGCTCCAGACAAACGATATTGAAAAAAATTTCCTTTTGTGATCCACCGTTTGATTCTGGATATGCCGCACGTCTCGAAAGGTATTTATATAATGATGAACCCGCCTATTATGTATATGTGAATGATTATGTAGTCGGCAACGTTCCAAAAGGTTTTATTCCTTACTTGGAGAAAAACGCCGGGCGTCCTTATATCGTGGAATATTTCAAAGTACACGGCGGCGGCAAGAAAAAATATTATGGTGCTGAAATGAGAATAAAATATACAGATATAGAAGGTGAAGAATAATGAAGAAAAAAAATCATTGATCAAAGGACTTTCGTTCAGTCCCAGCCAGGCGCTTGGTATCTCGCAGGCAAAAGTGAAAATTGCAAAGGCAACCGGGATCCCGACTAATAAAGCCGGGCGTCAACGGAAAGCTGGCAAAATGCTTGGTCTGTAACTACATAAGAAAACCGCCCCGGTGCTGGTAACACTTGGGCGGCTGCAATCTCCGATTGATCGGGCTTGCTATTTAATTTCCGAACAAAATTATTATAGCAAAAGCCCTTCAATAAAGCAACGGAAAAAGGGGCTTTTATTTTTTGCGCCTTTTTTCCGGTAATATACAGAAAGAAGGTGCTTTTTATGGCAATGAAAAGAGCAAACGGCGACGGCTCCGTCTTCAAACTAACTGGGAAACGTCGCAAACCATGGGCTGCACGAATTACGATCGGATGGCGGCTTGATCCTGCATCCGGGAAACTGACGCAGGAATACCAGCTGATCGGAACCTTTGCAACCCGGATCGAAGCTGAAACGGCTTTGAATGATTTCTTGCAGAATCCCTATGACATTAACGCACACAAGCTGACGTTTTCCGAAGTGTACGACCTCTGGTCAAAGGAATACTACGCCACCTTGAAGAACGATTCCAGCGCCCGCAGCTACCGGGCGGCGTATAAATACTGCGAACCGATCTTCAATGTCCGCATGCGGGATCTTCGCGTCTCGCACATGCAGGGCGTGATCAATGACGCTGTTGTCGGTGATGCAACGAAAAGCCGCATGAAGTCGCTTTTCAATCTCATGTATAAATATTGCATGATCCATGAAATTGTTGACAAGGACTACAGCGCACTATTTGTCCAGAAAGCGGGCAAGCGTGACAAGTCAAAGCGTGTGCCGTTCAAAAATAGTGAAGTGCAGCGCCTGTGGAAGATCCGCAGTTTTGGCGTTACGGACATGATTCTATTTTCCATGTACACGGGCTTTCGTCCTTCGGAAGTGTTGCTGATTGAGACTGTGAACGTGGATCTTGTGCGCTGGAGAATCAAAGGCGGCATCAAAACGGACGCCGGGATCGACCGGAGCGTCCCGGTGCATCCATTGATCCGTCAGCTGGTACAGGATCACTATAACCCAGATAGCAAATACCTGTTCCCGAATGAGACTGGCGGCTTTATGACATACGATCAATACCGTGGGCGTTTCAAAAAGGTTATGCGCTATCTTGGGATCTCCCACACGCCGCATGAGCCGCGGCATACATTTATTTCATGTGCAAAGCATTTCAAGGTGAATGAAAACTTGCTGAAAGCTATTGTCGGACATAAGATCAGAGACATAACAGAAGCCGTCTACACCCACAGGGCGTACAGCGATTATGAAGAAGCTGTGGCAATGATCATCTATGATGGAGAAGACATAGAATTTGAATCAATCGACGCTGAATGGGATTGACGCCCGATCAGCTGCATACAGAAAGCCCCCAGAGCAATTTCTGTGGGCTTAATTGTTTGTGTATTACCGCTGTTTATTACCTGTGTATTTCCCGTGTACTATGTGTACGTTTTCATGGGTTTTCATAGGTTTTGCCGCGGCGCAGAACCCGCATAAATACTGGATTCTTTAAAATTTCCCTGCTTCGGCTGCTTCCTCAACGGAAACAGCTACAGCTACAGTAGCGCCAACCATCGGGTTGTTGCCCATACCGATCAGACCCATCATCTCAACGTGTGCGGGTACAGAGGAAGAACCTGCGAACTGCGCATCGGAGTGCATACGGCCAAGTGTATCTGTGAAGCCATAAGAAGCAGGACCTGCAGCCATGTTATCGGGATGCAGGGTACGGCCGGTACCGCCGCCGGAAGCTACGGAGAAGTACTTCTTGCCCTTCTCTACACATTCCTTCTTGTAGGTACCTGCAACAGGATGCTGGAATCTGGTCGGGTTGGTGGAGTTACCGGTAATGGAAACGTCTACGCCCTCTTTCCACATGATTGCAACACCTTCTGTTACGTCATTTGCGCCGTAGCAGTTAACCTTGGAACGAAGGCCTTCGGAATAAGATTTCCGGAATACTTCCTTCAGCTCGCCGGTGTAATAGTTCATCTCAGTCTCTACATAAGTAAAGCCGTTGATTCTGGAAATGATCTGTGCAGCATCCTTGCCAAGACCGTTCAGGATAACGCGCAGAGGTTTCTTACGAACCTTGTTTGCCTTCTCAGCAATACCGATAGCACCCTCTGCTGCTGCAAAGGACTCATGACCTGCCAGGAAGCAGAAGCAGTCTGTTTCTTCTTCCAGCAGCATCTTGCCCAGATTACCATGACCAAGACCTACTTTACGCTGATCAGCAACGGAACCGGGGATACAGAAAGCCTGCAGTCCTTCGCCGATTGCTGCTGCTGCGTCAGCTGCTCTTCTGCAGCCTTTCTTGATTGCGATCGCTGCACCTACAGTGTAAGCCCAGCAAGCGTTCTCGAAACAGATGGGCTGGATTTTCTTTACCTGATTGTAAACATCCAGGCCGGCATCTTTGGTGATTTTTTCAGCTTCTTCGATGGAAGCAATTCCGTAGCTATTTAAAACAGCGTTAATCTTGTCAATTCTTCTTTCATAAGACTCAAATAATGCCATGCTTCGTTACCTCCTCCTTTTATTCCTGTCTGGGATCGATGATTCTTACAGCATCATCCACACGACCATACTGACCGGATGCTTTCTCATATGCTGTCTGAGCGTCATCGCCCTTCTTCATAAAGTCTGTCATCTTGCCGAAGTTTACAAACTTGTAGCCGATGATCTGATCGTCTGCATCCAGAGCGATACCGGTTACATAACCTTCAGCCATTTCAAGGTAACGAGGGCCTTTCTTCAGGGTACCATACATAGTACCAACCTGGCTTCTTAAGCCCTTGCCCAGATCCTCCAGACCTGCACCGATCGGCAGACCTTCTTCAGAGAATGCGGA